GCCGACTGAAGTTGAGGTGCCATCGCCGCCACGAGGGAATGTTCCTGCGCCGGCGCCTACACCAGATTCTAAACCATATGGCTCAGACTGAATTGCGTTATCATATGACAATGTTAATGCGATTCGAACATCTTCAGATGTGCCGTAATTCAAAGTATTGTAGTTTACGGATTCTAAGTAGCATCCATACAATTCCCAACGTTCTAGAATAACTGGTTCATTTGTACCATTACCACCATCAAGAATATCGATGTATGTGCTAAACTTATAGTCACTTGCACTTGAAGCACTAGCTTGTTCAATAAAGTCTAGTTGTTTCTGTAATTGTTCACCAACTGCTCTAGAAACATTACCTGCGGCGTCATCACGAATGTTGACGTTCAACGGTTGCCATGTGTGCTTACCTGCCATATACACTGTTGAGTTGTATACTGGAAGAGTAATTTTAGCAAATTGAACGTTAGGACGTGAACAATCTACTACTTGGCGTGTTAATTCCTGTGCATCGGTTAGACCAAAGTTAAAGAACAATACGCGGAATCTGTATTGTAGCTTTGGCATCAACAACGTGCCGTTAGCTGGGGATAAATCTTGTCCGCCCGCTACCGAGAAGTTGTTTAAAGATTGTGAGGCTGTTGCCATTTTGTATTTCTCCTGTTAATATTATTTATCTTTTATTAGTGAGCGCCCATTTAAGGGCGCTTCACTTAATAAATTATGCTCCTGATAACTCACCTGTATTCAATATACGCACTGGTATATAGATGAATTCAGCTGCCTTAACAGGTTCGATTGCAACGTCAACCCACAACTCGTTTCTATCGATACGAGCAGGAGTGTTGTTAGACTCATCACAAACAACTAGATAGTCATAGATACCACGTTTTGCAACTAGGTCTAAGCACAATGACTCGATAGTGTTAGCAATCTGACCTCGTGTGAAACCATCGTTAGGTTCGAACACATATGGACGACCTGCTAATGTTAATTGTCTACGCATGTAAGCAACTAAACGAGCAACGTTAGTTCTGTCTAATGCAGAGCTAGAGTTGAAGCTTGTCTTATTACCATAGTTCAATAGACCTTGACCAGTGAAGAACACTAGTGGGTTGATGAAGTTTACGTATAGAACATCACGAATACCTAAGCGAGTCTTAATCACTTGGAATTCACCGGTTGTTCTGTTAATATATCCAATGTTTGCGGCGTTATCAATAATACCACGACGTGTACCTGCTGCTGCTAACCAAGGATAAGCAATAGTGTCGTTACGTAAGAATGTTCTCAACATCATGTGTGATGGGGGAACAGCAACTAAGTTACCACTCAAGTCACTTGTGATACCACTTGGATAGAACAGACCTAAGTATGTGTTACGATTTACACAACCTTCTTCACCTGTGCTTGTTGCACCTGCTGCATTAGTTGCCCATGCTTGAATGTCAGTAGCACTATCAGATAGTCCCATTGGAGTGTCACCTAATATGTAACCTGTTTCGCCACGGTCGCTATTCAATACAATCATGTTAGGTTGTAGTTCTGGATAGTTAGGTGTAGCCATCAAGTTAAAGAAGTTATCTTCATCACGCAAGTCAGTGTTAGTGTCAATTGCCGCACGTAATGCTTCAACAACCATGGCACGTTGTGCCTTACGACCCATGTACGGTGAACCGTTAGATTGTAAACCGCTTACTGATACCCATGCATCTCTTTCTGTTGGTAAAGACTCACCGGGGAAGTTAGCATTGCTAAAATAATTTGCCTTGAATTGTTTAACATTGTATCCTGAACGGCGTGTGTTAAACAACAACATACCAGTTGGATACAATGCATCATCAGGTGCATCAATATCTAGGTAGTTACTTGTTAGCAAGCTAGCAATTGTTGGGATAGGATCCTCAGTTACTGATGTTGTACCGTTAGTTGCCCAACGTGCATCAGCAAATAACACACCTGTTGGATTTGTTTGGTCTGAGTTATCTAACAACACCCACTGACTTTCGTCGATGACTAGTTGCCAACGATAAATCACTGGATAATTTTCTAGATCGGCCGTGCTAATCCACAAATCACCAAAGACTAATGCAGTACCATCACTTTGAGTTGTTGGTTCAGTAGCACTCACGATCGGGCCTGCTGGATCAGTAGCATTTGCTCCAGTTGGAGTTGGGAAGCCGTTCAAGTCATAGTTTTGATTCTTGTAGCCTCTCCATGCACCATTGAAGTTAATCATAATATCAACTTCATCAACAACGCTGTAGAACCAATTTTGGTTATTAGGAGGATTTGCTGCAGGAGCACCTTCGTTAGCAGTGTATTCAAATTCTACCCAATTAGACAATAGTACTCCATACACTGTAGCAGAATTACCGCTAATAAAAGTTAAACTAGTAACCCCGCCACTGATGTCAACCGATGTAACTTCTAATACTAAGTTGTTAGTACCGGCTACACCGCCTAAATCAGCTCCGTCAAACGTTACTAATTCACCTAGTGCGTATCCTGAACCTGCAGCATCAGGTGATGAATTTGCAAGATAAATTCCATATGATGTAGAAACCGTTATTTCTAAGCCAGTTCCGGAACCTGAAGTAGCAGATTGCTCTATGTTATTAAATGTTGTTACTGCCGAATTGTAATATTTTACATTGTCAGTAGTACCTTCTATCAATCCTGCTTCAACTAATACCCCATTTGATTTGCCTTTGTTTGTACCAGATTCTATAACATCGAATATAGAGATACTACCCCCTTCAGTGTGAGTAATTTGTATAGCACCTGAAGTTGCAACTGTTGCTGTTGTGTAGGGGATACCAGCAGTTTGCCAAGCAATTACAAAATCACTAGCGTCAGAAGCTTCTGGAATTGACACTGAATAAACACTAGACATTGTACCAGAGTTAGGTGATGATACTGTAACATATAAAGAGTAAGGACCAGTTGCATCTGGGCCTAAGCCAGAAAAGTCAGGTGAAGTATTTGTACCTGTTACTACTGTAGGACCAGTAGCAGTACGCTTCCAAAAGTTAACAGGTGTAGTTTTTGAAGAATTGTTAAAATTGTATTGTCCATATATTGTTCCTGCAGGAATAGCTTGTCCACCTGTAGGATCTAAAGTTGCATTAACTGCTGCATCAGACTGAGCCAATGCAATTTCTTTAGTTACCCAATCTTCAGTAATATTACTCCATTCTTGTATCACCGGATTCAACCCAGTACCGCCTGCTTTCATCCATACAGAACCTGTAGGACGAGGGTACTGTTGACTAGATTGCCATAATGGTTGTTGTGCTGCGGTAGCCCATGTCAACACTGGTTGATAGTATGTTCCGGCATCGATTCCCATATCATCTAATGCAGTTCCTGTTCCGTTGCTTATAGTTAGAAATCTAGGAGGTGAAATAGTGTCCTCAGGATATGATTCAAATATACACAACTTTCCATTTCTAACTGCGGCACTTATGTAATCCCAACCTAAGCTATTAATTTCACTTGCAACGCCTGCTACGTTACCTACGCCACCACCTGCATCAGGTACGGTGAGTGCGACCGCGACATCACCGTCTAGATTTATACTGAAGGTGTCACCTGCATCCAATACTGGATTAGATTCAGTACCTTCAATCGTAGGCCAATCATTCTTCCACAGGGAACTTCCAATTGTAACCCAATTATTACTTGTAGTCTTATAGAAGAACTGAGATACAGTTCCTGGCTCATTATCTTCTTGCGGAGCAGCATATACGGCATAGTTACCTATAGACCCGATAGTCTGTATTGGAACTCCAGCTGACATGTCAGTTGAATCAGTAATAACTATTGGATTTTGTAATACAAAGCTAGATGTATTAGCATTGAATTCATAGATACCCCATGTACTATCTGTAGTATCTAACCAAACAGTACCGTTGTCTGGATATCCTACTGGACGACCTGTAGTACCTACTAGGCTTGCTAAGTCAATGTCTGCTCTCAATACGTAGCAACGATTGGTCACTCCTAGTAAAGAGTATGCAGCCAATAGACCATACTCGTTAAGTTCGTAACCCTGCAACGGTGTGCCATTACTACTTGTATAGAATGTTGGGTTACCATAGAGAGTAACGAGGTCACGTTGACTTGTAACTTGATATAGTTTATTTGCGTTCGCCGAGGTCGTAGCTGCGGCAACACTGACACCGTTAGGGTCAACTTTATCTTGTGCTGTTGCTAGCAATACAAACGGGACAGAACCGGGTGCGGCTGGAAGATACTGACTTTGGTCAATTACTTGTACTTCTACGCCTGGTGATGTTAATGCCATTTTCTTTTTCCTTTATGTAAAATTTTGAGGCTTACGGCCTAAATGCATATTATTATTTAGTAAAAAAATCAAAAAAGGGTGGTTTAGCGTGCCTTCGAAGGTTAATTTCATAAATACAATATGAGTGTACTTCGACCTATATGCGACAAGTGTAATAAAAATTACAGAGCCATTAACTATGTCCGTGACGGGGTAACTCACTATCGTGGTATATGTGACGAATGCGGTAGAAAGAAGAAAAAGCTTAAACCCCGACGATCCTTATGGGCTAAGGGAGGGTATAAGAAAAAAGCCACATGTGATTTATGCGGCTTTCATAGTGTGTTACCTAGTCAGATAACAGTATTTCACATTGACGGTGATTTAGAAAATATCAACCCAAGTAATCTCAGGTCTATATGTTTGAACTGTATTGAAGTTGTTAAAAAGACTGAGGTTACGTGGCGTAGGGGAGATTTAACCGTTGATTATTGATTTAATACTAGTGTGTAATTCGTCAATGGTACCGTTATTGTCAACATAGTGGTCATAATCTAGGCCAACGCTCGAATACTCACTTGCATGTACTCTGAGTTTATCTAGTTTAGCTTTACTGATAGACCAAGTCATATTACCTACTTCACCCTTGTTGTAACTAACTGCGGCATCATACCATTCTGGTTGCTTACCCCTGACAACTCGCATTGTAGCACCACCTGCATTTTTAATAGCATTAACTTCGTTAACAAATCGGCAGTCAGTTATGACAATATTATCCTTAGATTGACGTAACTTATTTTCTACACTAGCAACCCAAATATCTTTATGAAAATTATTACGCAGTACCTCAGTTCCCCAATATTGTAGAACCCAGCGTGGTGTGATTTCCATGTTCAATCTTTCACTCCACCATGTATCTTTTTGCTCTCGCCATTCTCTACTAGATTTAGTAGATCCTTCTAACAACTCTCTATCCCAACCAAATACTGCTGAAACTGCGTCTTTAAGTGAGGCTGCAAAACTTACTCTTTTAAATCCATGAAAAGTACAAAGATAATCTGCAACTGTATCCTTGCCACTACCGATCAGTCCGGTTACACCTAGAATCATATGGAAACTCCTATCAGATACTAGTATATGACAGGAGTATTAAAAAAGAAAGTGTTTAGGTTAACCTTGAATCCATGTCAGTGGTTGACTGTAATCTACATAACGCTTTAACTCATCAAGTAAATTTAACTGCAATTCTTTAGCTTCGGACTTCATAGCTGCACCGTTCAAGCTAGTACCTCCACCAGGGCCGGCTATGCTAGCAAACTTCTCACGTGCTTCGCCTATGATACCCTTTAGCACAGCTAAGGTAAAGTCACCAATCCATACACCTGCTCCCGGATCTTGTAGTAACACCTCGACGGGTCTCTGAACATCAGCCCATATAAGAACCTTCTCGCCTGTACCCTTAAAGTCACGTACAATACGCATGACCTTGGTTACAGGGTCAAATGTATAATTTAAGTATCCACCAAACATACGTGCAGTCAATTCAACATAACCAGCATAGAAATCATATGTAGCTAATCCTCCGGCTACGTTATAATTCAATAGGTATGTATTTAATATAGCAGAACTGAATGGATCGAATGATGTAGACCCCGGGCCAGTTTCTAATCCAACTGTTCTACGGTATAAACATCTTACATTGATAAATTCGCTAGGTAATGTATAGGTATCAACGTTTTTAATAACGGTGAATAGGGTATATGTTTCTGCGGTTGCATTCTGTGCCCTTTGTCGGTATATCTTTATGGCGTAATTAAACGCGGCTTCATAATGTTGCGGGTCTAATTCCAAGTCAATGATATCACCACCTAAGCGCAATCTGATGTTATTAAAGAGGGCTTCTTTTAATTCATCTAGTGTTAGATTAGTGGGTGTTGTTAATATACTGGCTACCATATGTGTTCCTATTATCTTATATTTATCTGGTTACATGTGATTGATATTCTTAGGCAATGGCGAGTAGATATAAAATCTACAAGCCAAAAAACATTCTTGAGGAACATAGGCGATGATGAATTAAAAGATTAT